ATGCTCATGCAGGCCAGGCAGCTGGACTTTGACGAGCTGCACGCCGCCTCCGGCCGCCTGGATAAACGGAGGTTGGAGTTTCGAAGCCAGGCTGATGCCGGAGCGGCAGATGCATCTGGCGCTGCGAAAACTGGGGTTTAGCGGGGCTGAGATTAATGCATTGCCGGAGGGCGCGGCGGCCGGGTATCTGGCTGCGGCCATGCCGGCCGGTAAAAAGAGATCCCGGGGGAAAAAGACCCCGAAAACCTATAAAGTGAGGCGCAGGAAAAAATAAGATGGCAAGTCCTATGAAATTATTCCTTGAGTTGGGAGCCAAACCGGCAGGGTTGATCCGTGGCATATCCAGGGCCAAGCGCTCGGTGGCCGGGTTTACCCGGGGGGCACGCAAGGAACTGGCTGCGCTGAAATCGTCGTTTGGTTCGGTGCATGGCCAGTTGGCGGCCATGGGGCTTAGCATCGGTGCCGGGAAGGTTATTGCGGATTCCGCCCAGCTGACTAAATCCCTGACACGGATAAAGCAGACGGCCAGCGGGACAGATGACCAGATCAAGACCTTGCGGCAAGATCTTTTTGGGATGGGTAGGGAGTCCGGGAAGAATATTGAGGGTCTTAAGGAGGGGTTTGATAGTCTTGTCCAGGGTGGTCTTAATATGGATGAATCCACAGCCAGTCTCAAAGCTGTGAATATTGCCATGGCCGTTACAGATGCAAGCGCCAGGTCTCTTACCGATGCTTTAAAAGTTGGTTCCTCAGCGTTTGACTTTGACCTTGCCAAGCCGGGTCAGGCTATGGATATGCTTGACAAGATGACTGTTGCGGGACGTCTCGGAAATGCGGAATTACAGGATCTGTCATCTGTTTTTTCACGGGTCGGACAGAATGCAAAGGCGGCGAAGATGGGCTTTAGCGACACACTGGCTTTTGTTGAGACCCTTAGCAAGGTTGAACAAAACCCAGACCGGCTTGCCACTCTGGCGGATAGTGCGATTAGGGTGTTTACGAATCTGAACTATATGAAAGAGGCCCAAAAAGCATCTAAGGTCATGTTTTTTAATGATGATGAATCAAGGCGGAATGCAAGGGCCGTCCTTATGGATATCAAGAAAAAATACTCTACACTGACAACTGATGCAAAGCGCGCCCAATTTATTTTTGGTGCGTTTGGAAAGGCTGATCAAGAGACGCGAAAGGGTCTTGAAACGCTTTTGAATGGTGACGCGATGTATCAGATGGAAGGTATTTTTAAAGCCATTGATGAAGCTGGCGGGACGCTTAAAGACAATTTTGATGAAGCCACATCAAACCTGCCGGATCAAATAAATATGCTCAAAAACGATCTCAGGTCCGCTGCGGACAGCTTTGTGCAGCCGCTGGATCGCGGCCTTACCAATGCGATTAAAAAACTGCGGGCCAGTAAGGCAGACGGCGGATTCGGCATGGATGGAAAAGATATGATGCTGTGGGGAACTGCCCTGCTTGGCGGTGGTGTGGTTGCCGGGCGTTTGCTTCCCAAAGCTATGCGTGGGATTGCCGGGAAATTTTTTAAGAGCGGCGGTTCGACAGCTGCCGGCATTGCTGCCGGGAAAGCCGTGGAAAAGATGACCGGTGTAGCACCGGTGTTTGTTACCAACTGGCCGGCGGGCGGTCTTGGTGGTGGAATTCCTGGCGGCGGGCTGATGGATGATGTTGCAGGGGGTATGGCAGGAGGAGCAGCTGGTAAGGGTTGGCTAAAAAGCATTTTAGGTAAAGGCAAAGCATTGCTGGGTGGAAGTGTAAGGTCCGCCCCTGTTGCGGCCACTGCGGCGGGCGTAATCGGGTCCGGATTGGCAGGGTGGTGGATCGGAGATAAGATCAACTGGCTGATCAACAAACAGGTTGAGAAAGCGTCAAGCGGTAGATGGTCAGGGCCTGGGGCGCTGGGTGAAAAGATCTATGATCTGAGCCGGGAGCTGCCAGGGGAAATAAAAAATGCCATCAACCTGGCGATTAATTTCGACTGGTCCGGCCGGATGATGACTGTCAGCGATGACCCCAACACCACGGTGACCAGCGATACCAACCGCAGAGGAAAGTTTGGCGCTGGTGCGGTTCAGGACGTTGATTAATTTAATGAGGAATAAAGTTTAATGACTGACTTAATGGCCGGTTATGATTTTACGACGTGGACGGCTGGGCTAGGGGCCGTAAATGTTACAGCAAATTCTTTTGAGACGGGGGTTGATGGAAACGGCTATATGTACGGTGAGCCACCGACTCCGCTAACAGTTAGTGAAAAATATCGGCTTTATACAGATGGGGCAATAACCCCAGGGTGCGCGTTTGATATTCGGGACGCGGACAATACGCCTATTTTTCTTTCTGGCTTTGGCAGTAGGTCGTTCACAGCAGAAAGAACGTCCCTAATGGTGAGTATGTATTCAGGCAGTGGTGGTGACGTTTTGACGTTTACTGAGTTCCGTTGCGAAACTATTGTTGACCGTCCTACCTATATCATCGGGGATTCGTTTACAGCGAATGGATCAGCGGATACCGAGCTTAGCGAAATAACAGGCATGACAGTAACGACAAAGGGGGCCTCGGGCGAAGCGCTGCATTCAATAGCCGCGCGCTTTAATGCTGATATTGTCGCTAATAATCCTGAGATAGTTATCATCCAAGGCGGTGTAAACAATCTTGCGGCGGCAGTATCAAGTCCATTGGCCTCCATGCAAGCGTCAATACAATCAATGGTTGCGGCCGCACGGACGGCTAAAATACTGCCCATATTGGTTAATGTTGCCCCCTGGTCACACAATCAATACTGGACGGCAGAGCGGCAGACCTGGACGGAAGAATACAATATGTGGTTGCAGTCGTATGCGGCTGGCATGGGACTGCAATACGTTGATATTTACACAGCGCTGGCAGAGTCCGAGGGATCATTAGATTTAGCGACAGCGTATGACTCTGGCGACGGACTGCACCCAAACGGGGCTGGCTACACGGTCATTGGTGGGCTATACGCTAATGCCGTTGACGCGTTAATAGGCGTTACAGCACCTAACAATCACATCTCGATAATGCTGACTGCCGGCGAGGACTATACAGCTGCAAGTGATCTGCTGACTGCCGGGGATACGATAACATTTAGCGGTGTTGGTGGGCATGTTGACATGTCGGCCTTAAATGAAACTGATGCCGAATCGATCACAGTTAGGCTTGTCGGCAACATAACGCAGTTTACCCCCAAGGCAGGCGTGACAGTGCTTGAGGGGGCTGGTGGCGTTACCCCACAGCTCGTTATCGGTGGGAGTGGAATGAGCCAGAGTGCCCTTGTCCTATAATCAAGATAATATTGTATTAAATTGATATTTAGAAAGAGTTTGAATGACGGAAACATACGCAACATTAAACGGGATTAATCTGGATCTGGAAACGATCTCTGATAGCTTTGACAAAGCCATAGTCAGGCATCATATCCCGTTTTCTGACCGGACATTGATTCAGGATATGGGGCTGAAGGCCCGGCGCATCCGGTTGCGTTGTTATTTCTGGTCTGACACGTATGACACCCACAAAGATGTGCTGAAGTTGCTCTGGGGGCAGCAGTCTTTTGAGCTGAACCATCCTAAATACGGGCTGCTCCAGGGCGCGGTGGATGATATCCATGTGCGTCATGACGACCGGGATCGGACGGCGGAGATCGACATTGATTTTATTGTCGGGATCTCTTCGATCGCTGTGTCCGGCGCAACGGATATTGCCGGGCAGGCGGATGAACTGGCCGCAGACGGGTACTTGGAGGCTCAAAACAGTTACCGGGACGCGATGGTGGCAGACGGTGTGCTGGATGCCGAGACTATTGACAAGGCCCTCGACCCGGATCAGGGGATTCTTGATCAGATAACCGCGGTATCTGCTGAGGCGCGCAGTTATCTAAAGAAACTTGACCGCATGGATAAAGATATCGGTAGTTTTTGTGACGATATTACATCTCCGGTTGACAGCCTGGTGGATACTGTCGAGCTTGCCACATCTATTCCAGGGCGGATTATCGGTAAAGTTGCCGCCACCGTGGAGAAACTTACCGTTCGGTTCATTACGCTGAAGAATGCGCCAGGGCGGTTTTTAGACAGTATTGTCAATCAGCTGGCTCGATTCACATATCCGTTTGATTCCACGTTGTTTGGTAAAGACTCCACGGACAGTGATACCATGTCGCTGTCAGATCGTGCTGCGGCAGATGCATATCTGGCCACGTCGGCAATTGGGTTGGCCCACGCAGCGGCCCAAATTTACGCAGATGATGAACAGGTTAGATCGGCACAGGCCCAGGCTGAGGATGTGCAGGTGTTTGATGCCCATGGGCGCATGACCCAGGCCCCGGATGTTGAATCTGCATTGAATGTAAATCAAATTGAGGAGAGCCTGGACCGGGTGCGCGTAGTCGCGGATTTGGCTGTTGAAGCGGCCCGGGGTGTCGACGCAGTAAAACTGCTTAGCGACGCTTTACTGGACCATGTAGTCCAGGTCAAGCTTGATGCCGAAAAGATTGTCACCATTGATGTGGATAATGCCATGCCCCTGCATCTTGTCTGTTTGAAATACGGTCTGCCATACAGATCCGCAGAACGTATTTTGAGGATCAACAGAATCAAACATCCTAACTTTGTGTCCGGAGAGGTGGATATTTATGAAAGCTGATCAGGATACTGTTTCCCTGGAAGTTTCGGGACGGCGGATTGAGAACTTCACCCGGTACCGGATTGAATCGGATCTGTTCAAGGCGGCGGATGATTTTTCCTTTGATTTTGAGCAGCCCGGGTTTGCAATTGATCCAGGGGCGCGATGCCGTGTTTTTGTCAATAATCAGCTTGAGCTCAACGGGATAATAGACCGTGTCCGGGACGGGTATGGTAATGACCGGACGCACTTAACGGTTGCCGGTCGCGACCTGATGGGCTTACTGGTGGACAGCCATGTTGGGATCGGGCAGACGGACGAAAATATTGATCTGAAGGCGCTGGCAAAGGATCTTCTCAAGGATGTGCCGTATATCAACCGCAAAGCGATCATTTACGGTAAGGGCCATAAGGCAAAGATCTCGGAGCAGGGATGGGAATTTGAGTCCACCAAGGTGCAGCGTGATCCGGACCATACGATTTTCGACCTGTTAAGCCGGCACGCCCAGGAGCGGGGTTTATTTTTTTGGTGCCAGGCGGACGGCACATTTGTGTTCGGTCAGCCGGTACGCACGGGTAAGCCTGTGTTCCGGCTGGTAAATCGGATGGATGGATATGGGAATAATATTTTATCCAGTGACAGGACCCGGGATATTGCCGGCCGGTTTTCGAAGATTACAGTGATCGGTCAGCAGCAGGGAGAGGATTTTTTTAGCAGTGATGAGGTCAATGTCCAGGCTATTGTTAAAGATCCTGATATCCCATTTTACAAGCCGTATTGTACATGCATGCACAGTGATATGGCCAGCCCGATGGAGTATGCCAGGACGGTTCTGAACCAGCAGAGATTTGATGGATTCAGCATGGAAGTTCAGGTGGCCGGGCACAGCCAGGGCGGGAAGAATTTCCAGGCGAACACCTTGTGTCATGTTGAGGATGAATATTATGGCTACGCCCAGGTATTTTTTGTTGCGGCCCGGACTTTCGAGCTCGGACGGATGGGGGTTGTTACAAGGTTACGGCTGTCTGATCCAGGAGTGGTGCCATCATGATTACTATGATCCGGTCCATATTAAGCAGTGTGTCTGAGGGTGTGGTCAAACGGTTTTCAGGAGCTGGACGGTCCGGAGAGACGTTTACGGACAGGGAGTGTTTCCAGCATTACGGATTTACCAGCCGTGCGCTGGCCGGTGCGGAGGGGATTTTGCTCAAGCAGGGTAACCAGATCATGCTTATTGCCAGTGATGACAGGCGGTACAGGATTAAAGTTGAGCACGGAGAGGTCGCTCTTTATTCGGACGAAGGGGATTACGTGCATCTTAAGCGGGGTAACCTCGTTGAGGTTAAAACGAGTACGCTTGAGGTTATTGCCGACACTAAAGTTATTCTGGATACGCCTTTGGTCGAGATAACAGGAGAGGTCGAGGCCGATTTGCATATCACGTCCGGTGGAAATATTACGGCAGATGGAGATATCCATGATATGGCCGGTGGTACCGGGTTAACAATGTCGGGTATGAGGTCTATTTATAACCGCCACGCTCATCCTGAGAATGATGGTGGAGGGCCAACAGACGAGCCTATCCCAGGGGATCAGATGTAATGCAGGACTTTGTGCTTAATATAGATGCCGGTACCGGTGAGGCAGATATGGCGCTTACGGCGGGAGATTCATTCATAAATAATATATATCTGTCATTAATGGTGGATAGAGGTACATTTTTCCAGGACCCTGAGTTTGGCAGCCGGCTTTATCTGCTTAAACGGGCTAAATCACTTGAGGGCAATGCACGGCTGGCAAAGGATTATTGTGAGGAGGCCCTGGCGTGGATGATTGAGGCGGGCCGGGCCAAGTCGTTCGAGATTGAGACGGAAATTGAGAAGCTTTCCGGCACCGACCGGTTGAACATCCGGATACTTGCCGTCAAGGCGAACGGGCAGGCAGTTGAATTTACCACATTTACGGAGATTGTGTGATGGACAGTGTGTGGCTCAAATATTTTGACCAGATCCTTAACCAGATCCTGGTGGATTACCGGGGGCAGTTTCCCGATGCGGATACGAGCAAGGGGACTATCCTTTATATAAGGGCTGCGTGTACGGCGTCGGCGTTGTGGGGCATATACCGGTATCAGGCGTGGATATCGGATCAGATTTTTCCGGATACGGCAGATCCGGAAAATATGGAACACCACGCCTATATCAACGGGATTGACCGCAAGGTCGATGAGTCCGATGCGTCGCTGCTTTCCCGGGATCTGGACGACCGGCGGCGGCCGCCTGCGGGTGGTAATCAATATGATTATGAAAAATGGGCCAGGGCGGTGGACGGGGTGGCGGATGCCTGGAGTGTTCCGCTCGGCCAGGGGCTTGGATCTGTTGATGTTGTGATTACTGCGGATAATGAGACGGGGGTGCCGGATCAGGATCTGATCGATGTGGTGACCGATTATATTGATGAGCGGCGGCCGGCGGGGATGCGGTATTTAAGGGTGTTGGCCCCTGTTGACGTTTCGGTCGATATCACCCTGGCCTATGAGGGCGATGTGGAGGAGGCGGTGATTGAGGACGATGTGGCGGCATACTTGGCAGGATTTGGTCCGGGGGATGATTTGGTTATCTCCCAGCTGACCAAATACTTAATCGAGGGCAATGATTTGACAGATGTACCGACACCGCTTTCCGCTCCGGCCACAAATGTCAGTGTGACGGATTATCAACGGATTGTAGCGGGGACGATCAGTGCAACAAAACTCTAAAACACTGCGGTATTTGACTCCTGTTCGGCTTGGTGATGTTGCCGACATGGACATGGAAACCGAGGCCAAGGCGTTGGATCGTGCCCAGGATTCTGCGGACCGGGTTTTTGTTAATATTTTCCCTGACACTTGCTATGAGCTGTTGTCGGCCTGGGAGCGGGTTTATGGGCTGACGCCTGATGCGGATGCCAGCACGGGCGTGCGTGTGGCGGCGCTGCTTGCAAAGATCCGGGCTAAGGGGGGCTTATCCAGGCCGCACTTTATCGCGTTGGCAGAGATGTTAGGGTATGACGTTGAGATCGAGGAGCCCACAGAGTTCATGGCTGGGTGGTCCTGCGCAGGGGATAAGTTGAATGATGAAAACATTGTCTATGCTTGGTGGGCCAACGTGCTCAATACTGAGATCCCGGGATATTATTTTTACGCGGGCACCAACGGGGCCGGAGATCGTTTGGCCGATTTCGGTGTGGATGATCTGGAAACCATATTCGAAGATTTAAAACCCGCAGAGACTTTGGTGTTTTTCACCTACCCTAATTTTTAGGAGGATATATGCAGAGAATAGACACGGATGACGGCACATTTACGGATGGGGATGCGTCCACAGGCACCAAGGGTACCCGGGTGACGGCGGCCTGGCTGTATGCGCTCCAGGAGGAGGTTGCCCAGGCCATTGAAATGCTTGGGGTGGAGCTGGACTCAGAAAATAATGCGCAGCTCGGCGGGTTGCTTCAAGGCCGTGTATTTGAGTTGGTTGATGGCGTGGCGGTGTGTACGGTTGATATAGAAGAATAACCCAAAGGAGGATTAAATTATGCAGGGAGTTCCCAAAGGCCTGCTGACGCGGGCCGATTTTGAATTATTGCAGGATATGGCTGTGGCTGGGAGGTTAAGCAAGTCGGAAAGAACTACGCTGCAAGCGCACTGGCAGGGTTTGCTGAACGGCAGGTATAAATATGATTACGATAAAACGCTTTCGGACGATGATGAGGCGGATGGTGAGTCCCCCGAGTATATCGTTTTAACGTCTCTGGATGAATCGTCCGGAGATGAGGTGCGCAAACAATACCGGCGGGTTGAAGATGATGCATGCCGGATGGTGTTACTATGCTTTACGGCTGATGAGGTTGAGGTAAAAATGTCCGTGCTGAATGAGTTGGGTGTGTAAAATGAGTGTAAAGTATGCAATTGCGGCAGGGGCGGCGGCATTCTGGCAAATAATGGGGCAAATTGCAGCGGCATCGGCATCCACGTTAAATATCCCGGAGGGTTTAGTGAATATCGGCGGTAACGGTTGCGGGTATATCCTGAATGAGCGGGCGGACTGGGACCCGACAAGCGCCGACAACCAAGACGGTACGCTGGATTCGCTGGCGCTGGGAGATAATGTCTCTTTGTATGCGATCCCGGGCAGCGATGGGCGGGCCGGGGTGATATCCAGCCTGAACAGCACGTACCCGGATGGATATTCATCGCTGACAAGCCGGAAAATTGGCGGGTACCATTATGGCCGGGTGCGGGAGGTGGCGGATCGGTACGATACGTCTGTGACCCTGGCTACTCAAATTGTACCGAACAGCGTTTGGGACTTGTCTCATCGGCCAACGTGTAGCCCAGTGGGGATGGCGGAAATTATACCCGGTGCTGTGTGGGTGGATATTTATCACAATAGTGAGGGGAGCGGCATATGGCCGCAAAATGTGCCGGTCAGTGCGTACGGCGTCACCCCGATTACGGATGATGTCTATGCCAGGACGGATTTCGGGCTACTGGCCGGAAATGCCGGGAAGCGCCTGCCAACGGTTAGTGAGTTTTGCGTGTACGCCGATGGTGCTCCGCAAGGGTCTGATAGCGCAAATACTGCGGCTTGGGCTGCCACGACAAATACCGGACCGACAACCACAGGCGCTGTGGCTCAGGCTGTTTCTACGCTTAATATTATCGATGCGGCGGGTAATTTGTGGGACTGGCTCGATGACCAGCATGATCTGGGTGATACTTATGCTTGGTCTACCTCGGTGGTGGATGTCGGCAAAGACGCTGCATACTATAGGGGGGCTGTTTATCACGCTGGTTGGCGGGCCTTCGTTGGTGGTGGCACTTGGCACAACGGGGCGTACTGCGGTGCGCGCTGTCTGAACTCCTACGCGGTCCCGTGGCGCGCGGACGGGGACGTTGGCCTGCGTTGCGCCTGTGGCGCCTTATGAGCATGGTCCCTGAAAGGCCCGTGCGGCAGCGCGGGCTCGTTGTATTGAGCAAGGCGGAACAATTGACTAATTATTTGATGCCACATATCAATAAAATCCCCCGATATCAACGATATCGGTTCGCGACACGGCTTGAAGACAGCTTGTGGTTGTTGGTCAGGTGTTTAATTGAGGCGGCTATGAGTAGTCAGAAAAGCAAGGTGTATAGAGCAGATGAGCAGGTGCGATATCTGTACGCCCTGCTGCGCTTCGCAGCCGAGAACCAACTAATACGGCCCAAGCATGTCGGCGCGGCCAGCCGGCAATTATCAGAAATCGGTGCGATGATCGGAGCATGGCGGAAAAAGCTTCATTGTTAATATTTATGGGGTGAGCCGGGTTTTGGCGCTGATTGGCGGGCCTTCATTGGTGGTGGCACTTGGAACAACGGGGCGTACTGCGGTGCGCGCTGTCTGAACTCCAACGCGAACCCGTGGAACGCGAACGGGAACGTTGGCCTGCGTTGCGCCTGTGACCCATGGCGGAATTATAAACACAGAGAGGGCGGGGACGCGTTCCCCGTCACCCATGATCCCAGCAAAGGGGTCAGCCGGTTTATCCCGGACCTGGAAGGGCCGAATACGATAGTCCCGGAGGCGCGAAAGCCCCTTCGGGACGCCTTAATTTTTAGAAAGGAGCGGTATGGAGAAACACGAAGCTCTAATCGAAGATGTAGTCGATTGGCAAAATCTTATACATGCACATAAATTAGCACGGCGGGGTAAACGCTCAAATCCGGATGTTGCATACTTCGAGACGAATCTATGGGAGGAACTGGGCAAAATCCAAATAGAATTAATGTGGCATACATATCAGCCGGGCAGATACCGATCGTTTGTTGTGTATGAACCCAAAAAGAGAGAGATCCTGGCAGCCCCATACCGAGATCGAGTGGTCCAGCATGCCATTTGTAACGTCTGTGGCCCCATATGGGATAGAGCCATGATATTTGACACCTATGCGTGCAGGGCCGGGAAAGGAACCCACGCCGGGGCCAATCGAGTGGAAAAATGGTTGAAAGGGATGGTGGCCAGCGGGACATGCTGGGTGCTAAAGATGGACGTAAGCAAGTATTTCTTTTCAATTCGGCACAGGCTGGCAAAAGAGGTGATCCGCGATTATATCCACTGTTATGAGGTTCTTGCCTTATTGGACGTAATTATCGATAGCACGGCCTGCCAGGATGAGTCGGACCCCGTAGGCATCCCGGTTGGCAACCTAACAAGCCAATGGATAGCCAATTTGGTCCTGAATAGGGTAGATCAATGGGCGAAGAGAGAACTAAGATTGAAAAGGTATATCCGCTATATGGATGATATGGTGGTCCTGGTGCGCAGCAAAGAGGAGGCGCTATATATAAAGGATGAGTTTGAATCGAAGCTTTTAAGCCTGGGGCTAAAGTTCAGCAAAGCAAGCGTCCTGCCAAGCAGCAAGGGAATTAATTTCCTCGGTTACAGAATTTGGGCGAATAAGCGCCTGCTGCGCAAGGATTCTGTTAGACGGATGAAACGCAGAATAAAAACTATGCGTTGGCAGTACGCACGCAATATGATAACAATCGAAAAAGTCAACGCCACAATAGCTTCATGGACCGCCCATGCATGCCATGCAAATACAGATAATTTACGCAAGGGCATCCTGTGTAATACGGTCTTCAAAAGCGCACGGAGAAAAAATAAAAATATGATATTGCGTGAAAGAAAATCTTAGATTACGTAACGCGTTACAGATTCGGATCTTTTGGCAGATACATGTCTGCAGCAATGGTGAGCCCGTATCTGTTGGGGTAAAATACTTTTTTATGTATCACTTTATCGCTTTTGGCGAAGGTTTTGTCCCATTTGGGGGTCGCCATGGAAACATTGGTGATGAACAGAAGCAGAAACAGGACTGCTGGGAAAATGTAAAAGCGTTGTGTAACGTTTGTTCTTTTCTCCAT